GTCCAGCAAGGCGACACGGTTAAAGGCAGCGGCGTGGTTAGCAAGGCTAACGTACATTGCAGCGTCGGTGTTACCGGGGTACGAAACCTGACCGGGACCGTAGGCTTCGGTGATTGAAGCAAGAGCGGCTGTAACGTCAACGTCGACAACAGCAACGTCCGTACCACCGGTCATGTAAACAACGAGAGGCGCGGCGGTTGTGGTCGGCAGTGTCGAAGCACCGGCAGACGAGGCGGCGCTAACAAGGCCCTGATAAAGAGGCAGCGAGTTAATCCAGTTGATAATGTCGGTGTCACCAGAAAGACCAGTGATTGAAGCGTTGATGTTTCCGTTGTACGCAATTGTGGCGCTGTAGTTACCGGCTGAAATGTAGTTAACGGTAACGATAACACCGTTGGCGGCGGCGCTTGACGAGTTAGCCCATGTTCCCTTACCGCTAGCGGTAAGAGTCCAGGCACCACCAGTTGTGCCGGAAGTGGCGGCAACACCGGTCGAAGTGGGCTGAACGCGGACTACGTAAGCCTGCATGCCGCCTTCACGGAAATACGTGTCAAGGGCGTCGTACAGCAATGTGCTGTTTACGTTGGCGGTTGTGTAGCGACCAGTAATCTGACCGTTCACAATCTGACCGAACACGGCGTTAAAGTCGTTCATTGACTGAACGGGGACCGGAATGTTGGCAGGACCGGCGGCAACACCAAGTGCAAACCAAGTACCCGTGGGGTTTTGGACTGCAACATTGGCGGCATTAGCGGTCACTGTAACATAAGTGCCTGGGGCTTGAGCCATTAGATTTCTCCTGTGCTAGTTGAAACAGTTTCCTGATTCTTAGAATTTTTTGTTGTTGTGGCGGCCTTTGGTGCTACTTCTTGAACCGGCGCTTCGACTACGGGCGTAGGGACAATAGTGGCTTGACCATTTGAGATAAGGTCCTCAATAACCGGCGTCTGATTGACAGTGTGGATTTCTCCTTGTGCCATCGGTTGCCCCAAGTCGTCAAATACTACATAGTTCGACTGGATTAGAATTGTGATTTGATTCATAGCGATTCTTTCTCGACGGTAATGTTGTACGTTTCCACTTCTGGCAACGGCGCTGGGGCCGCTGTAGAGGGAGCAGGAACACCACCAAAGATGTTCATTACATTGCCGATGGTAACCAAGAAACGAATGTGCGATACGCCGGTTGTTCGACCGGAACTGTGTTCGCCTTCAAGGTATTCTTCGCCCACCCAAATAGTGCTTTCGGCAAGACCGCCGAGGGCACGATTTTGAACAATGCAGGTACGGATACAGGACGCATACGCCTGTGTAAGTGCTTCTGTTTCTTGCCAGTCGGTTGTACCATAAATGTACACCATAACGTCAACGTGAAAGTGAGCACGAACATTGTTTTGGTAAATCTCTGGTTGCCCGGCTGTGCCAGGAACCGTTACTAACACTGCTGCCTTTGCGTTGCGGGGCAGTGTGCGATAATCGGGGCGGTGGCGATATTCAAAAGGAACGGCAAGAACGTTACTTCCAATTGCACGATTGAATTCGGCAATGTAAGTTGGAAACCACGTCTGAAGCGTGTTGTAAAAAGCCTCTTGAACTGAATGACCGCCGTAGACCGGACCGTAAGCATCGCCAAGGTCTGTCATGGACCAATTTGTCCACCACTCTTTGTTTGCCATTAGTAGCCCCTCTTACCAAGTCTTCCGCCGCCAAGGAATGTTGACTGCTGTTCGTATTTGGGAATGCCGCGACCACTGTGAATAATGTGGCTTTCACCAAAAGTGCGAAGGCCCGCCTTGCGACGTTCCATTCGACGTTCGTACTTGCGGAGTTCCGCTTTAACGTCTTCACGACGCCAAGTGTTAGAAGGAATGTTAACCTTTTTGCGGTCAACTTCTTTTCCTGCGCCTTCAAGCACGTAGACTTTAATAATTTTGTTAGCGATTTTAACAAACGCTGGTGTGATGGTAACAATTTCACGCTTAGGGTTTTGGCCTAATCCGTGTTGGTGAAACTCACCATAGTTGCGACCATGAGAATAACCCCTGGGCGCTTCCCGGGTTGGGTCAATAATCATCTTTACCGCTTTAACCCCAACATAATCTAGTTCGGGATTAGATGCGGCTCGAGCAAGATAACCAAAATTCAAAAGGGTTTGGTCGGTGTTTTTGTTTCCGCCCTCAGAATTGCGATTATACCCTTGCTCCTTGCTAATAGGAGTCCATGCTTTATTAATGCCAAATTCAGGAGCAAAACCGCCATCAAGAAAACGTTGCGCTTCCATGAGGCCAAACTCTGCAACAATTGAGTTTAGTGCCGGCTGTGGGTCTTCAAGGCGTTCCTTGATAATGTCAAGCCGGGCTGCAAAATTAGCGAAGTTTTTTTCCGATTTAGACGTTTTGCCGTAAACAATTGTCTTAACTGGCATTAACCACGTACCCAAGGCCCAATTAGACTGTTAATTTGCTTGTCTATGTCGTCAAGGTTCATCTCGCGACGGGTTTGTGGTTCAAATTCAAGCATAATAAATTTAGCGGCTTGGAACAAGCACGCACGTCGCAATGACGGTGGAATGCCGTTTGTATAACCGCCGTCATAAACAACTTCAATTCGTGAGCCCTCGGGGGCAAATGTACCTAGTCGAATCCAAACGTGACCGTCGGTTACGTCTGGGCCGCGGACGCCACCATGATTAAAGTCAATTGGCTGGTAGTCACCATAGGTACGGTAAATGGTCATGGACTGAATGTTGTAAGTCCATAGTTCAGGGTATGCCGGCGCGTGCTGGTCAAGCCAAAAGTGGCGGACGAGCGTTGAGGCGCCAAGTGCAATAGCCTGTGACATGCCCAATGAACCAAAAATGTCCATCGGCATGTCGGCGTTGTTGCCGTACTCACCTGGGTCAATCCCAAAGAGACGGTCTTGGTAAATGTGCCCCTTGAAAGGAGCAAGACGACGACCTGTAAGGTCTTCAAGGTGGGCAGTTGCCTCAACAAGAATGTCCGCAATAGTTGTCGCATCCAAGTCAACAACCAATTCAGGATAGCGCTTTGAGAACTCGGCAACCGTGGCAAGAGCAACGGGGTCCGAATATTGTGACCCGTTATTTGCCATGGTATACCTATTCCTTTGTTGCGCGTCGCTTAGTTGGTGATGTTGCTTCTAAGGCATCTGAGAGGTCGTCTCCGACCTTCTCTTCAGCGGCAGGTGCCTCGGGGGCTGCCTTTTTGGTAACGACCTTTTCGACCGCTTCCTTTACTTCTTCTTCGGCCTTCTTCAATTCTTTTTCAACAACGAAGAATAGTTTTCCGGGAATGGCAAGAAGTTCTTGGGCCAACTGAGGGTGAATCTCAATGGCGCCTTCCGCTCCTGCTTTTTCCCAAACCAGTCCGGCAGCGCCGCCTGGCTCGTTCTTTGCAAGCAAAGTCATTTTAAACCTTTCGGGAAATCCAGCGCGGCGGGCGGGGGAGGAACGAGGGGCCCCGCCCGCCACACTAGAATTGTGTGCTACTTAAACCGTAACCACACGTTGACTAAATTAGTCAACAATGAAGTTAGGCGTGTACGACGTGTTGGTAGGCAGGATGCCGTTACCAGCGGTGCTGTCGAGAGCAGCCTTGACATTAGCCAAGCGACCGATGTACTTCGGAGCGCGAACGGCGAGCGTGGTGTCCGCAACGAATGCGAACGGCAGGCTGTCGGGCGAAGCAGTGGTCGGGAACACGTTCACTGGCTGCATCTCACGGACGTGAGGACGAACGATGTAGTTCGGGTCACGTGACATGAGGTAGATGCTCTGCTCACCGTTGGCGGTCAGAGGGTTCAGGCCAGTGTTGGCGTAGAAGTAGCCCGATGAGGCGGACGTAGCGTGCGTGCCGTCAGTTGCAACAAGGCCAGCGCCGTTGTCCACAATCTGAGTGACAGGCCAGATGTTGCCCGACGAGTCGAGGTAGTTGGCGTCAACCATACCGACGAGGGTGTAGGCCGTGTTGGCAGGCGACGAACCGGTAGCGCGGTACACCTTGTAGTGGGTAGGCTGAGCGCCTTCAGGACCAACTGGGGTCGAGAAGGTCAGCGTAACGTTACCGGCACCAGCAAGAGTTGCGGTAGCGGCGGTCGAGCCCTGGATTTCACCGAAGCGAGCGATAACTGCCGACACAACGTAGTTGTATGTAGCAGCGGCAAGCGTACCAGTAGCAGTCGAGCCAGTTGCAACAACTGTGACCATCTTGTTGGTACGAGGCGAAAGGAAGGACGACTTCACGATTGGAACGCCACGGTATGTGGGAACAATCAAACCGGAAGAAATCTCAACCTGGTCGACAAAGCGCTGCTGGTTGATGAGCAACTGCGACAGACGGCTGTTAGCAGCGGGGGACATGACGAACATCCACTCCGAGTTCTCGACGGGCTCAGCGACGTTCGATTCAACGAGGTCGATGAGGAGGTCAAGACCACCAAGTGAAAGTTGAGCGCCACCAGCGTTGATAGCGTTCTGGTCTACGCCGTCAGTCCACGGGCTGTAGTTGGGAGCACCCCAACCGGCTGTGCCCGAAGCGCCGCCGTAGTTGTCAATTGTTCCGCCACCGATGCCCTGTGTAGGACCGCCGGTTGGGGACGAAGTAAATGATGCACAGATGACGTCAAGACCGTCAAACTGAGGGTATGGGCCCTTTGTTGTGGGCAGTTCAGCACCCCAGATAAGCGCCGTTTCCATGTCCCAGTACAAACCACGGGCAGCGCCCTCGATTTCACGGGCACGGAGGTCACCAATCAGGTCTGCGGTAACAGCCTGTGAGTAACCCGTGACAGCACCAACGCTTTGGAGCAGACGAATCTGAAAGTTCTCCTGGGCGTAGTTAGAGGTTGAAACAGCGCGAGCACCACCGTCGGTGACAAAGCCACCAGAAGGCAACTGTGTGCGCTTGTTGAAGTAGTAAACTGTTGAGCCCCACTTGACCGTAGGCAGTGCGCGGACCAGTGGCGCGTAGCGGCGCTGGTACTCGAGCAATACAGGGTCAATTTGCTTCTGTACGAGTGCAGCAGCACCCGCGGCAGTAAGGGCCTCTTCCAAATCGTTAGCCATGGCTAATTCTCCTTAAATATTTTGGATAGGTTGGTTGGGTAATACTTTGCTTAGTAGCCGCGGTCGGCTTGGGCAAACTTGTGTGCAAAGAATGGAGTCGAGCCCCATGCCTCTGCCTGAACCTTACGGAAGGCTGAAGAGTTCATCTCAGCCAACTTGCGAGGGTCCAGTTCCTCCGACTCTGACAAGTCAGAGGCGTCGTTTCCTACTGAACCGCTGGTTGCGAAGCCCTTACGGAAGGTCTGGCCCCCGTTGCGGTACGTCTCAACAGCGCTTTGCTTAGCAGCGGCAACAGCCTCAGTAGCGGCCTTAGCGGCGGCTTCTGCAATCATTGCGGCAACTTGTTCAGCGGTAAATGTGTTTTCGCTCACGGTGTTCTCCTGTGATTCGATAGATTCTTCAGCAGCAACCTCGGCGGCAGGCTCCTCGGCAGCGGGCTCTTCAGCAGGTGCTTCAGCGGCCTCTTCCTCGGGAGCAACCTCGGCGGTTACTTCTTCTTCGGGTGTTGATTCGACAGGCTTAAGCGCAGCAGCAATGATGCTGGCAAAGGCCATAAGGTCTGCGTCGGTCAGGGTGCGGGTAGCGGTTGATTCAAGCGCAATTTCCTCAGCCGGAGCCTCAGCAGTAGTCTGGTCGTCAGTCATAGTGACTTCCTCCTCTGTTTGGGTTAGGGCATCGTCGCTTGACTCTGCCTGTGGTACGGGGTCCCCGCAAGTGGGGCAATACATGGCGTCCTGCGGAGTTGATGCTCCACAAGTGCCGCAGCCAAGCGCATCTGTTGCCGGTGAGGCAGGCAGAAGTGCTCCGCACATGTGACAGTGGACGGCGCCTTCGTAGCATTCACAGCCACACTCAGCGCACTCCATGTTGTTGTCGTCTATTTTATACATTTCGTCTTCCGGTCCCATGCCCCCAGCGTCGCCGGTTGCATCTACCTGTGACCAATCAGGCTTAGATAGGTAAATGTCTCCGTCGTCATCTGGGTCAATTGCGTGCATTGCGGCAATGGCTCCAAAAGCGATTCGGTTAGCAACCGTTTTCAACTGGTGAGGGTCTGTTGCGTAACCGGTAATGCTGATGCTGTCGTCGTCGTTGACAAGAGCAATTGAGGCGTAAGCCTCGAGAACTTGTTGAATGTCAAAAGCAAGCGCTTCTTGCTCGCTGACAATGTTGATGCCAAACTTCTTGGCGGCTGACTTGATGCGCGTCTTAATGCGAGCAAGTTGAGCGGCGGTGTAGAGACTGGCGTTGTCACCCTGATTGATGTAAGACCAAGCGGCGCGAACGTGCGCGGCGGTGTTAATTGGGTAACGCTTCTTCTTGTCCTTCTGGTAACCAGGGTCGGCGTAGTCAACATCGCCGTAAGGCTTTGAAGCGTCCTTCTCGTCTGCCAGTTGCTCAAGAGCAGAGAAACGCTCAACAACTTCTACGTCTTCAATGGATTCGTAGATTGCGTGTCGGTCGTAGGATTCCGAAAGTTCAGCGTACTGAATCTCCGCGCCTTCAACGCCGGGGCTGTTTGTAAAGTCAATGCCGTGGACAGCAAGGTCGTCGGCTGTGGTGGCTTCTTCGCCGTCTGTGTGAAGCGTAGAACGGGGCTCGCCCATCCACTCACCTCGGATTGAAACACCCTTGATGAACTGACCGGCAGTCAAGTTAGCAACGTCACGACCGTGAGCCGTGTTGGCAATCTCTGCTTCAAAAGCGGCTGAACCGTCAGGCAAAAGATTAACCTTTGTAATACGACCAACGGTTGAGGTTGCGTCGTCTTTAAAGGCGGCAGCGTGGCTTGTAGCCATGTTCAGAGGCATTCCCTCGCCCTTGAGCAAGTGCTGATTCATGCGCTCAACAGCCTTAGCAATGTTGTTCTTCGTGTAAAGACGACGGTTCTTAGACACGCCAGGCTTTAGAAAAATGCCACGAATTACTGCGGCTTTTGTTGAGGCCATTTCCGAAATCTCCTGAGATTCTTTGGCGTTAAGTTTCTTCATAATTCCATTGACCCAAGAACGACCAGCATCCCCACCCCAGCCAAGCCATGCAATATAACCGGCAGATGGGTTGGACTGATTAGCCCAGTCTTTGCCCTTTTTGTCAACTTCGTGACGAGCAAAGTAAGAGTGCATGCGTTTAATGGTATCGGCGGAAATATTCTTGCCATTGGACAAGTCTCGAGCGCGCGCAACGCCAACAGCGGTCATACCACGACCGTGCTCCTTGCGGAGTTCCAGCGAGCGCGCTGCGTTCTTTCTGACTTGTTCTGGTGGCGAAAAACCGTCTGCCATAATTTACCTTAAATTTTAATTTTACAGCGGCACAAAAAACTTGCCATGACTTCGCCACTTGTGAACGTGGTGAAATCTTTTTGAACGCTTTGTAAGATTGCTTTTAAACGAAGGTTTTCTTGCGGTCCCCCAAGCAGTTCTTTGCATGTAGCGCCCAGGGGCAATATCGCCCTTAAATTTTCTAAACTTACCGTTGATGCTTGGTTTTTTGATTTTGGCTTTTTGGTGAAAAGCCATCCAACGAACACCAACTGCGTGTTGCTTAATGCTAGCCAAGTAATACTCGCCATAAACGTGATTACGGGCAAGATTGCCTCGGAAAGTAGCACTCTCGTGATTGCGTGCCATTGATTTGGCCGCACTGGTTTTGTGGTAATAACCTTTGGCCGCACGGGCTTTAATTAGGTTGTTACGCTCTGCCGTTAACTGCGCGTACGTTTGGCTCCCAGCCGGATAACGATAGTGCGTTGCGAACGCACCTGCCTGTCCCATGTAGCCAGCGTGATAAACCTTTGGCGATGGGTACTGGCCCATATTATCCTACTTCTTTTGGAACCAATGCTGCTGCTCGAGCGGCTGTAAGGCCGAGGAAAGGAACGACAGGCTCGCCTTCGTTGTAAAAAGGTTTGCCATCTAACTCAATGGGAGTCTGATTATTCGTCGTCACTGTCGTCTTCCTTTAGGAGATGAGCAAAAGCAGTTTCTGAGCCCTTGGGAGTTTTTGGTGCGCCCAGCGGGGTTGCCGCCTGCTTAGTCTTTTTTGACGAGGGGCTTACCGCAGACTTTGGCGTTTTTGCTCCGGCGCCGTCGGGGGCACCGGGATTTGTGTTTGGCAACTGAGGCATGTTCATGGTGCCGCCCTGCGACTGAACCACTGCAAGGTTTGCAGCAGACAGGTCGCTAAGGTCAGCCCAAAGAACCATGTTCTGACGGTCAATAAGAACCGCGTCATCGCCACCCTTAACAGGAGGTTCGCCAATGTCTGAGCGAGCCTTGTTAAGAGTCCAAGTACCGTTACGGATACGCTGGTCACGAATAAGTTCAATAACTTCGTCGTCTCGCCAGTCGACTACACCGAACTTGATAACCCAGTCGGTAATGCCGTAAGCCTGATAAAGAAGCGCAAACGAAAACTTTTCAAGAACTAGTTCCTGAATTGGACCAACAGTGTTGACGCGGAACGTCTTGTCCTGCTGGGTTCCCGTTCCACCACCAAGGTTACCGGCTTCAATAACGCCGACTTTTGAAGGCGGAACACCGTAGCCAGAAAGAATCTCGTCACGGCGTTGCTGAAGGGTGTTGAGCCAGTTGTTAATTTGGTTTGAGCCCATTTCGGTGACGACCGCGCCACCCTTGGTTTCAAACAAGTTACCAATGTTTCTAGCACCCAAGTTACGAATTGCGTATTGTTGCTGTAGTTTGCGCATCTCTGCTTCAGGCAGGGCAATGGGCCAGTCAACGTGCGCACGCAGAGGGTCACCGCGCTTCATTGTCTCTTTGACAAGTGCAGCAGTAAACAACCACGAAGTAATTGGAAGAATGTTCTTTTGCGTTGGCGATACACCGTACAAAGTTGAGCCGGGGGAGTCAAACTTAACGTGAATAACTTCGTTGGGCTTAAACTTTGCTTCACGGTTTGTGGCGGTTTTTTGGTAGTAGCCATTGACAACGCCATGCTCGTTAGCAAGAACAGTCATTGTTGTTGGGTCAAGCGGGTACAGCGCAACTGGCTCGCCCATAACCCAAACAACTTCGGTGAACGAGTCACCAAAAATCATAAGGTCAGTAATAATCTGACGCATCAACTGTCGAATGTCGTCTTGTGGGTTGACATACTTGAGAAGTTGCTGGACCTTTTTAACGTCTTCTGGCGCGTCTGGCGTCTTAATCGGGCCGGTCATGCCGCCTTCGTAAGCAACCTCGAGGCCACCAGCGGTAGCGGTGCGCGCAATGGTGTCTACGGAAGCAGACGACCATGGGCAGGCCAAGTACGCTTGCAGCAATTGCTGCATAAACGTGGCGCGGTCAAGGGTTCCAGCGGTTACGTTTTCGCCGGGGTTAACCTCGGTTGAGCCGCCAATAGGAACACCAGTGGCGTAGCCTGCTCGCTTTGGAGAACTCTTAGGGCGTGCCTCTAGAATCTCTTCAAAGGCGCTCGCGGCCTCCTCAAGTCCCCTCTTAAATGATGTAATAGCCATGTGGTTATCTTTCTTTAAAAGGGACTAAGCCCAAAATCTCCAACAAATAGACCACCAAAGTTTGGTTGCCTTAGTGGAGGGGCTTCGTCTTCTTTTACAATAACCATTGTATCAGGAACACTCGTTGTGAATGGCGAAGAAGAGTCGCTATAAATTACGGGTCGAGCATAAACGCCGGCATACATGCAAACATAACGCAACGCGTCAGGAATGTGGTCGTCAACGTTTCGTGTTTCTGAGTCGTCCGGCTTGGCTGCGCTTCGTGGCAACGCTGGGATTTGCTCAATAAACATCGGGCATTTGTCTTCAAAAACATGAAGCATTGGGCAACGCTCTTTGCCTTCTGCCCGGTGATATTCACAGGCTGGCGCGTCGTTGAGGTACTGGTGAACTCTTGCCCAGCCGTTGATACGGTCATTGTTGGCGGGCATAATGCCACAGCCGTTAATGCCATAGTCGTCGGCAATAGAAAGAGGAGTACCGCGGCTTCCCCACATTGAAGGGTCGGCCACTCTGATAACTTCTGTTTCACCCGAGCCTTGTTCGGTAGCAAGAATAAGTTTGGCCTGCTCGTCGGAGTTGTAACCAGAGACGCAAATCTCTCGGTACACCCACATGCGACCATCGTTATCTATTGCAACCCATACAACGGCGAACGGGTCCTTGAAGCCATAGTCAATACCAGCGTAACGAGGCCACTCTTTTGGAATTTCAAAAGATGGCACAACGTGCTTGGAGTATTGCCATTGCTCAAAAAACTGACCGACCATTGCGTCCCAGTCACCATCTCGCATCGCTGCGCGGCGCCGTGGGTCAGGAATGGAGTCAAGAACTGCGTGGTAGCCCTCGTTGACGTGAGGGTTGTCCGTAACTTTTGCTTGAATAAAAGCAACGCTACGGGTGTTTTTGCCGTCGCCCACTTTTTCTTCGTACCGGAATTTCCCGCGCTTAGTGGGATTAATGAATCGGTCTTTAAGGTACTTGTGGCCGATACCACCAGGGTTGGTAGCAAGGCGCAAACCAATAACCGGAACAAGTCGGCTACCGGAACGAAGACGCTCTTCGATGTGCTGAATAACAGCGGGCATCATTTGCGAGGCTTCGTCAATGTAAAAGGCTTGGTACTCACCACCGAGGATTCGGGATGCGTCAACCAAGTTTTCAGCGTATGTAAAGTTAATGACAGAACCGTTAGCGAACTTCAAAACCTTGTTGGTTGAGTTCCACTTGGCACCTAGGTCACGACCGTAGTTCCACTTGGCTAACTGCGCCAAGAACGATTCTTCTAACTCTGGGTATGAACGACGGAAACAACCAATCTTCATACCAGGAAAATTTGCGGCATTGTAGAGCGCGTCCATCAAGAACGCCGCTGTCTTACCACCACCGGCAGCACCACCATAAAGAATGGCGTCTACTCGCTCGGCGGAAGCCGCGTGAAACACTTGCTGGCGTTCTGTTGGGACGTATCCCAGAATGCCAAATACATCTATTTCAGGTGGCTTGACCGAATCTGAAATAAACTTTCCAAAAGTGTTACTAGACATTACTTAAACCAAATGACAAAAGACCATGCTGTTGCAAGAACGATTGACCAAAGGGCAATAAAAGAAAACGACGAACGCAAAAACGCAGAAGACTTTAGAAGTTCAATTTGAGCCGCTGTTTGTGCAATGCTCAAGTTGTTGTTCATGCGAAGAAACGCTGTGATTTCCTCGTATTGCTTGTCGCCCAAATACTTACGGGCCTCAATCTCGTTTTCGCCAACAAGGTTGCCCAGGCTCTCAATGAGTTCTTCTGAACGTTGGTTAATGTCGTCGTTGTGCATAATCGTTAGAACCTTAAATTGTCTACGTCATTGTCTGACATTAGACGCCGAATGAACTCATCATGTGCTTCCCACTGAAGGTCAATCGGTAGTTTCTGAATAATAGAAACTTGCCATGGTTCAAAACCAAGGTAATAAAGTTCCTCAGTGCTCGGGGCAGAATGAGGCCGATTCTTGTTCATAGACTAACACAGATTTCTGAAATGTCAAGTATTTAAAACTTGACGGCGGGCGGGCGGTACATCAGTCACCAAAACTTGCCCGTCAGAGTTTGTCAGTTGGTGCATGTATGCACGCCAACGAAAACGGTCGGGAGCCCCCGCATCTACCCAATCAAGGTAGCAATCAGAACACATTGCGGTTTTAACCGCAGGAAGAACTTCGCAAATCTCGCAAGGTTCGCTTGTTTGACGGCGCTTTTTCTTTTCAACGCCTTCTTTAAGAAAGTTGATGCTTTCTACAATTTGACGAAGGTTTTCTTCTGATTGAATAATTTTCTTTTCAATCTTGCGAACTTCTTCTCGAACCGGGTCATAGGGCTTCTTGCCCTTCATGCTTATTTCGGCGGCGCGTTCGGTGGGGGTCAATTCAGAACTTGCACCGCGACTTGACGCGGCAATGCTTGTGCCTGTATTGGAAACTGCATAGGTGTCGACGCCGATTTCATCACGGCGGACAAGGGTTTCAAGTTCCACAACGGAGATTTTGTTGGTGAACCGACTAATGGCCTCGAGGGAGTCTGTCATTCTCTTCAAACGCTGTTGAGAACGACGGTTCAACTTCTTAGCCATGGGTTCCTCCATAAAGAACTAGGAGCACCCAAAGGTGTCCATTATACGATAAATGTACAACAAAAAATTTACAATGTCAAGGATTTAGGTCGACGTTGTTTTCTATGCAGTATTTGTATGCGCGGAACAAAATCAACCACGCATCAAACTCTTGAGTGGCATACGCTTTACGGGCATTTTTCCCCTTACGCTTGTGGACAACCACAAACGGCATGCCGGCTTTTTTAGAAGCAATCTCGGCCTGTTTCATCCAGGCGGCGAGAGCCAAGGCTTGTTGGTTTTTTGCTTCAATGACCATTGGGACCCCATCAATGTCACCGAACTCCCAGTTGATTGGGCCGGGACGCTTGGCGTCGGGGAATCCTTCTTCGTTCAAAATCTCTACAAGAGCGCTCTCAAATGAGGTGCCTTTTGCGCGGGATTTGCTCATAGCAAGTCTCCTATCGTGTCGACGGTTGGGTCTTCCCATGAGTATCTGCAAACAAGGCAGGTGCGGTGAAGAAACTCTCCAAAAATTTCAATGACGTACTTGGTCATAATCGTCCCCTTGAAGTTTTCGGTTGTTTCCGTTTTGTCCGCAGAAACAACCGTCATGCGAGAAATGGAGATTGAACTGTCTTCGCATACAATGCCGCACTTAGGGCATTCGGCAATAATTGCACCGCGGAGACTTGGGTTCGCAAAATGACTGCCCTGGATTTTGGGGGGCGTGTTCAACGAAGGTCCTCAATTATGTTCTTGAATCCATGCCACAAAATGTACACAGGCCAAAAAAGGCAATCGCTAATCATTCTGGTCAAGAGGTTAAAAATTGGGAAATTAAAGCCTTCTTTCTTCCAAGTCTTAATCATGCGATTTGATATGTAAAACACTCGGGCAAAGAAAAGAATTGCAATGAAAAAATAAACGCCGAGCGCCCAACTAATCCAATTCAACATGCTTGTCCTCTGTGTTCCCGTATAAAGATTCCCACGCATCGTGGTTTACGATGTATGCACATAGTACCACACCTTCGTCAATGTAGGACACGTTGTTTTCAATTACCGGTTTTTTGCTTTTGAGACTGAGGGCAATTGACGGGGCCGGCCCAAAATTTAAAACGCTATCGGTCATCTCAATGAGAGCATAGATGCGCTTGCCTCTTTTGCGCAAATGCGCGGAACCTATGTGTTTTCGTTCTTCGGTGTTTACGTAGAGTGGTACAATATCTGGTACCACTACGTCTCGATATGTCAATTTTTCGTTGTCAATGTGAGCAAGAACAAGATACCTGTTTTTGCTGTTTTCGCTCATGGGCAAAACCCTATCATTTACAGGGTTTTATGTCAACCATTTGGCGATTTCCTTGAAACTTTGGGGTCCTCACCAGTGAGGAGGGGTATATATACTAATATTAGTATTAAATAAATGCCCAAAACTTGACATGGTTGAAAAGGTTGACAGGGTTTTCATTTTTGTGCTACAATGGAAAGCACCACATACGTGGGGTTTAAGAGGAAGGAAAACCATGTCGGCATCCGCTAACATTTTCACCGCAGTTGGCACTTCGTGGGTTGCTTCTGCCGTTGGCTTCATTGCTTATGCAATCAAGACTGCCAAGGCTGAAGACACCAAGTTCACTGCGTACATCACACACATTGAGGCTGAGTTCGACAACGTTCTCACCGAATTGCAAACACTGGAAACAAAGTTGACTGCTTTGATTCCCGCACCAACGCCTGCTCCTGTCAAGGCAGTTGCAAAGGCCAAGGCGCCCGTCAAGAAGACTGCTCCCGCTAAGCACCTTCGCTAAGGGTTTTCCGGGGTAGTTCAGTGGCAGAACAACCGACTGTTAATCGGTATGTCGCAGGTTCGACCCCTGCCCCCGGAGACTTTTGGTCAGTAGCATAAAGGATAGTGCCACGGGCTTCTATCCCGTTTTGTGTGGGTTCGACTCCCACCTGACCAACGCCCGCCCTTGTAACTCAGATGGCCAGAGTACCACCCTTGTAACGTGGGAGTCGGCGGTTCGAATCCGTCCGGGGGCACCATGGAAATTATAGGACTGTCCGGTTACGCTCGTAGCGGTAAAACAACAATTGCTCAACTCATGGTTAAAAACCACGGATTTGAGTGCATTGCTTTTGCCGATGCTATGCGTAACATGCTGTACGCCACCAACCCAATCATTGTTCTTTTCTACGAAGAGAAGTTTCGGGAAGTCACGCGCTTGCAACAACTTGTAGACACGCTTGGCTGGGACCAGGCAAAAGTCGAGTACGCAGAGATTCGTGAACTTCTTCAACGCTTTGGCACCGAGGGCGGGCGCAAATTTTTGGGGGAAGAAATCTGGGTCGAGACACTTTTCAAGAAAGCAAAGACTGACCGCATTGTAATCCCCGACGTTAGGTTCCCTAATGAGGCAAAGGCTATTCGCGACCGGGGCGGTAGCATTATCCAAGTTACGCGCACCGGCTTCGGTCCCGTCAACGGGCATCAAAGCGAGACGTTGCTAGAAAAAGACTGGGACTACTCAATTACCAACGACGGCACGCCAGAAGATGCCCTGCGGACCATCGGTGAAATTATCGGCGGCTGGGGATGATTGACCGGGAAGAATTTCTCGAGCAGGTAAACCGGCTAGAAGAGAACGCCATCATCTCCTTGCAATACATGGAGGCGCCGATTCACCAAGCCCTTCTTATCTATCACATCTTTGAGGAAATCCGAAGATTTGCAGAATGAGGTTTGACAAGTAGTACCGCGTGTGCTATACTATTCAAAGCGGGGTAGCGCAGCAGTAGAGCAGCGGGTTCATGTCCCGAAGGTCGTGGGTGCAAATCCCACCCCCGCCAC